TTGATTCGTTTGGATTATTGATTGTTTTTATGTCACGCATTATTTGACTGGCGGGCACGCCTTGCTGGCGCAAGTGTTCAGCAAGCGCTTTTACCTGTTCCGTGTTCTCATAGTCAAACGGCTTTTTAACCTGCGCGTAAACGGGCATCACGCGAGTTCCAGTGGGCATTTGATACTGGTCAGGCGTTGGCATCTGGAACCGCCCATGCTTTCGGTGGCTTGGCTTCAACGGCATCAGCGTGCCTCCAGCGTAGCCTCCAGCGAATGTGGGGTCAGGGCTTAGGAACGTCGAGTCGGCTTGGCCTGTGCGAAACTCTTTGAAGCCCTTGCCTTTGTCAGCGTCAGGATCTCTAAATGTGCCGTGGTAATACTTTTTCTGATCTGCGCTATCGGCCAAAAAGTCTTTGAGGTTCAAGTCAGCTTGCTCCCTTGGAACAATGCGAGTCATGCCCGCCGCAGCTTGCTTAAGGCTTTGCTCCATCCTCTGTTTGGCGCTCAATTGGGACGCTGCCTTTTCAGCTTGCATCTCAGCGCGTACCTCATCGGCCATTGATAGGATTGCAGAGGGCTTCTCTGGGGCCTTCCCAGCTAACCTAGCCAAGCCACCCTTGGCCTTGCTTAGCTTCTTGCCTTGCACGTCTGACCCCTTGGGTGCCACGAACAGCTTTTCGTACACGTCGTGCGGTTCGCTTCGGCCAATCTTCACGCGGCCAACAACGTCGCCAACGCCGAACAAGTCACCACGGCTGCGCGGTCGAAGTGTAGGGTTTGCCCCAGTCTGCGTGTTGAACAGTTCCGTGGGTGTGGCGTATTCGGTGGACAGGCCGTACTTGTGACCAACGTCGCCCTTCTCAATCGTGGCTATGAAGTTCAACTCGTTCAGCAGCGGATCACCGCCTTCTGGCTTGAACAGGCCCTTGCGCACCAAATTGCTTTTGGTATACGAGCCAGTCCGTGGGTCAAGCACCTCGATCTCTGACCGCGCACCTGATGACATCATCGGGCGATTGGTCTTGGGGTCAATCACTACGCCTAAGTCTTCAACGATGTTGGCATCCAACACCTGCCCAGTACGCGGATCAATGAATGCGCCTGAGGGGAAGTCCAAGCGGCGCTTGCCTGTCGTTGCCAGAATACGTTCGACCAGCTTTTGCTGGTTGGGGAACTTGTCAGGGAACAGGAACCAGCGATTGGGAACTGGCACGATTGGTGACCTGCCCTCAGCGCCAACCTTTGCGACCATCTCATCAACTGAGCCGTAGCTAGGTGGATTGGGCTTGTCGCCTTTAAGCATTTTTTTGATGATGCCGCCCTTGGCAAATTTTTGCGGCATCGCCGTTTGGAATGGCAGGCGGTAGGTGCCCGCGCCATACCTTGAGTCCATGTAACTGTTGTAATCGTCTTCGGTTATTTGATCGAGCGCTTTACGAACTTCGTCGCGTTCTTTTTGATTTATAAACCGATTGACGTTAAAGCCCTTCTGTTTCAGTATGTCGCGGATTACACCTGAAATTACCTTCCCTCTGAACTCCATGTCCGAGTCTTTGAAGTGAGGTGGGAGCTTGTACTCGGTGTCGATGAGGCCCGGGACTTGGCCGATGTCAACCCTGCCAAACTGCCCCTTGTTCAGGTAGTCTTTAACGTACTCGGTGTACCTCGATGTCACGTCGCCACCACCGTGGCCCTGTATCTGCAACACGTCACCATTTGGGTCTATTTGCATGGTTGCGTGAGCCATGTCCTTTTTGTCGCGCAGGGTTACGGCGCGTGTTTCGCCTGCCCAGATTTGGTCGCAGTAGCCGTGCTTTGCAATGCAGTGGCCCATCATCTCGCTCTCGTTGTCGAGTTGGGATTGCAGCTTGTTGTAGCCGGGGTGGTATATCGACTTGCGCCCATGCGGATCCACATAGAAACCCTTACCGTCGTTTTCAACGGTGTATCCTTCAGGCAAATTTTTGTCTGGCACAAACTCTTTCCACGCAAAGCCGTCTTCATACTTTTCGTGCGTGATCAAGCCAGAAGCCAACGCCTTGCGCTCCAACTCCTTTTCTTTTTCGAACTTGACATCGCGGTCATGAACGCGGCGCGTTAGGTCTTCAATCGATATCTTGGACACCTGCTCAGGCCGTATGTCACCAGCGATGATTGCGTCTTGCAGTTCTTTGCTCATGCGACTGAAGCCCACACCTTCACTTGTCTTTGAGTCTAAGTAACTTGGCTTGACGAACATTTCATCTTCTTTGAAATATTTCATCTGCTCTGGCGTTGCGTCTTTGACGTTCTTTCTTGCAACAGGCTGAAGCAGGCTGTCCAATGCGTACTCAAGGTTTGAAGCCAGCCGCGCCTTTGGATCATTTAGGATGTTCATCATGCCGCCTGCCTCGGTGGCAACCTGACCCTGCCTGCCAGCTTCGTGCAATCCTGCCTCGCCAGTAAGTTGCCTGTTCTCGTGAACTTTTATGGCTTTTGGCGAGTGGATCCTGTTTTGCATCTTGCTAGGATCTCTTTGTATATCCCGAGGCACTGCGGTGATACCCTTCTCTGCAAGCTTTCTGATTGGGTCGTTTGGCGTACCCATCTTTTTGATCATGTAGTTTGATAGCTGGCTTTTTCCAAACTGGGTTGCGGCCTCTTCGGCCAGCTTTAGTTTCTGTAGCTGTTGTAGCTCAGTAGCGAATTCCGTATATTCAGGGCTGCCCTTCAATATGCGGGCAAGATAGTCAATCCGATTTTGCAGCGCCTCGCCTTGCAATCTGGGCATCTCATCAGGGTACGCTGCTGCGGCCCTTGCAAATTCACCACCAGTATGCTCGCGAAAGAACTTGTCATCAAACCCCGCAGGTGGCAGCGGCGTTTTGTCGTTGCGCATGATTGACAGCGGCGACACTTTAGCTGGGGGCCTATCAAAGCTTGTGTTGCCTAAGCTTGGCTCGGTGTCATCTGCCATGCCAAACAGGCGCTTGACCATACCACCCTTGTTCATCTGCGCTAGCCCACCCTTGCGGTATCCAGACTTTTGCATTCTGGTCAACAGGTCTTCGGTGAGCAATTGCGTTGGGTCGTTTTTGGTGTAGTCCATCAACGTTATGTCGCGGCCCTTCTCTGCTTCCTTGGCTGCTTTGAAGTCTTCGAACACTGAAGCAATCGGCGTGGGCAGGTAGTTCACATCCAGATCTTCGCCCGTCAGGATCTTGGGGTAGTCGCTGTGCAGGTCAGGCCTGTCAATGACGTTGTCGTCCAAGCGGAACAGCCTGTTGCCTAAGTCGAGCGTGCCAGCCTTCGCCATGTTGGGGTCAAGGTTCTTCTGGAGCAATTCTTCCATCGGAACCGTGCGGCCCTTCTCGCCACCTACACCACGGCCAGCAAAGATGTCAGCCATCAATGCGCGTTGGTCGTAAGTCTTAACGGCCTTGCGGAAGTTGCGCGAACCTAAGTCAATGCCGTTGGGAAAGATCAAGCGGCCACTGTTGTCCCTTTCACTGCTAGCGCGGTCACTTAGCTTTTGAATATCTTCAGCGGACAAGTTTTTACGGTTGTTGGCAAAGATGTCAGCGAACTCAGCGAACATGGTGGAGTTGGACTTGTGCTGCTCGAGTCCACCAACTGAGGGTGTCCAGATAACCTTTGCGCCCTTGGGCACCTGCGCCTTGTTGCGGTTGATGAGGCGTGTTGCCATCTTCTGGTCGGTCACACCAGCCACGGCCCGAGCCTGCGCATAGTCTGGGTCAATGAGTTGGATGCCCGAGAAGCCGGGGCCTCCAAACTTCCCCTTCGACAGATCCACCTGCATGCGGTCGTAGAAGATGGGCTTGATGTACTGGCCCTCGTACTTGCCATACGCCTCTGAGGCCTTCACTGGTGGCCTGCTCGCCTCGTAAGTTTTGCGCTTGGCCTCTAGCTGATTCTTATCCAGCTTCGCCGCCTTATCAGCGGCCATCTCTGCACGCACTTCGTCGGCCAATGACATGATGGCTGATGGCTTACTGTTCGCAGCTTTGGCAAGTGGTCTAAGTTTTGACATGGTGTTTATGCTGAGTATGGGTTTACACGCGCAGGCTTTGTGTCTACAAAGTCGTCGTCATCATATCTCGGAGCGGGGTCAATGTCGAGCCACCCGCCATCCTTCAGTATGCGCAGGGCCTGTGTGGCCGTATCGACGTAGTCGTCGTGGACAGCGTCAGGGAAGGCGCAGATCTGGGCAACGAAGCCCTCGGCCCATGATTTGACGTAGTTGGGCTTTGTCTCGGACTCGGGCAGCCAGACGCGGCCAGCGGCGATGATGGCGGCGACGATTTGCAGGCGTTGCATCTTGTCGGCGCGGCCCGGGTTGTAGGCCCTACAGGGTAAACCCGCACGCGCTAGCTCTTGGATCAAGCTTATGCCTGCGGCCTTGTCCTCAATGATCATCATGTCTGGCCGCTTAGCGTCACGCCCTTCGCCATACGCGGTCTGGAACTCATCAATGGCCCGTGGCTTGAGGTCTGGGAAGCTCAGGTGCTCAGCCCACGCGTCGATCAGCAGCACGGACATAGGGCCATCCAGCGGCTTGAACACGCCCCACACGGTGCAGGCAGTTGGGTCGTTGTGGGTCTTCTCTGAGAACGCGCAGTCCAACGACATGACGATGTATTCGAAGTTGGGGAACGGGTTTGGGTGGCCGTCTGCTGTGTACGCTGGGTACAGGTTGAACATGTCCCTGCTGACAACCTTGCCCTCTTCCAAGTCAACAAGCTCGCCCAGCACCTCTTGGTTGTACAGCTTGGTGCCTTTGTACTGCTCGAGTCGGTCGGTGAACGTGCCTGCCAAGTTGCTGATGTTGGCATAGGTCGATGCGCGATCCACCACCACGTCAACACCCTCGCGGGCCACAAGCTCGAGGATCAGATCCTTTGGCTTAGGCGTTGTGGTCGCAATGACGCGAGGCGCAGTGCCAAGGCGCAGGCCAAACGTCATCATGTCCCATGCGTCTTTCAGGTGCTCGAATGCGGCTAGCTCATCACACCACGCAAAGTGAAACTGCGGGCCACGCAGGCGCTCGTAGCTGTCTGCGCTGATGCCGCGAATAGTTGACCCGTTCGTCAGGGTCAGCAGGTGATCTTGCTTGTTGTAATCAACCAGTAAGCTTTCGGGTATCACGGCCAACAATCCGCTCTCGCCCTCGATGCATGTGTGCTTGATGTCGTTTGATGTAGGGGCCAATACCAGTGAGCGGCTGTTCGGGTGAATCCATGCCCACCACCACAATGTCTCAGCAGCACATCGGGTTTTCCCTGCACCCCTGCCCGCCAACAGCAGCCACACGGCCCAGTCAAGCTCTAGGTCAGGCGGGATCTGATGCGGGTGGGCGCTGGTGACCCATTCCAAATGTTTGACAATTGCAAGCCTCTCGAGCGAGGAGCGCGTCTCGAATTCCGTGGCCGTGTCGCTGTCAAGCAGTTCCAGCACGGGTCTTCATCTCTAGGTTGCGAATGATGTCAAACAGGCGCGTGGTCGTCAGGTCTTCGGTCTTGATGGCTGCCCCACCCTCTACGCCTTCAATGGCTACGCGGTCGCCATACTTGGTTGGGTGGAACTTAGCCAGCAGCTTCAGGCGGGTTTCAATCTGAAGCTTGCGGTGGCCTAGCATGTCTTCGATGGTGGTGGTCGCCCCTTCATCGCTCATTACCTGCTTCTGACCAAACTGGGGCGTGTCAGCAATCAGCAAGCATTCTTCAGCCAGCGCGTCGTAGCCAATGTCGCGTGCGCGTGCGATGGATGCGGATAACGCGGGATCCTTACCCATCCAATCGTAAACCGTACGCCATGCTGGGAACCCGTCGTTCTCTCTGCATATCTGGCGTAATGGAACGCCTTCGCTTAATTGCTCACAGATGATGCGGGCTATCTCTGGGTCGTATTTTGATGGTCGGCCAGTCTTGCGTGGCGTTTGGGGCGTTTGTTTGTGTGTGACGCTACCTTGGGCCTGTGTCTTGGCCTTTGGTGCCTTGGCGGGCTGTTTGGCAGCCTTGGTGATGGTTTCTGGCATAACCCGTAATCCCTGCGTGAGTGAGCGAATGAACGTGAGTGTATTCGATTCGCTTTAAGTTCGCCAGTGCAGTCTGTTGGTGGCTCCCATA